ACACCAGACGCTCGAAGATATTGAAAAGTGTCTTGCAGATGGACTCCATCACTCAGGTGGTGGACGACTCGTCCTTACAACACCCGGTGCGTCTCGTCCACCAGGTGTTATTGTCTGAGTCATGTAGTAGTAAAATGAAGTGTTTTGGAAAGTCACAACCACCTTTGTATGTAATTCTTCCATATTTTAACTTTTGTGGTGTCGCGAGTCGACACCGTCTGTTTGTCGAGTGTGTCCAGCGTCTCAAAGGTGTTCACGTCGTTATCGTCGAAGCTTTGTCGTCAAGACCGCTTCCATGTTTCAAGAGTGTCTTTAAGCATATAAAAGTTCGATCACCGGGCGCGTTATGGATCAAAGAGAGTCTTGTAAACATAGGAATTCGAAGTTTACCAAACACTTGGTCGTGTGTCGCATGGATCGATGCGGACATTACATTTACAAACCCACACTGGGTCAAGGATACGATCCATGAACTCGAGACACACGACGTTGTTCAACTGTTTGAACGCGCAACGTACCTCGGACCGGCCGGTGAATCGACTAAAACGGATCGAGGGTTTGGGTACATGTACCGGACAAGTGAACACCCGTACCATAAAACAGACCGGTACGGGTTTTGGCACCCAGGATTTGCATGGGCATGTACGCGCTCAGCGTGGACACGTATGGGTGGTCTACTTGATTGGGCACCGCTCGGGTCGGCTGATCGACACATGGCGCTTGCACTGATTCAAAAAGTTGATTGGAGTGCGCCCGGAAACATACACCCAAACTACAAGATGCTTCTTCAGTTTTTCCAGAAAAAGTGTACTGGACTTTCGCTTGGGTACGTACGCGGGGACATTCTACATCATTGGCACGGAAGTCTCGAGAATCGCAAGTATCGTGAACGATGGGACATTTTAACCCGACACACATTTGATCCTTTGAATGATGTTGAGTACCGGGATGACGTACTATGTTTAACATCTCAGGGTGCACGACTTCAAACAGATATCGAAACATATTTTATTGATCGTCGGGAAGACGAAGACGCTTAAAACTATAAGTCTTCGGTCTTTATATGTCACAAGTTGCACTCATTACAGGTGTTGCTGGTCAAGACGGATCATATCTCGCTGAACTACTTCTCGAAAAGGGATATGTTGTATATGGACTGATGCGTTTTTCGAGTCAACCACGTACACTTCCAGATCATCCAAATTTTCGACTTGTACGTGGTGACTTGACGGATCCACCGTGTATTTCTTCCTTGATTAAACTCATTACGGACGATCCTTCATGGTCACGTATCGAAGTGTACAATCTGGCGGCCCAATCACAAGTTCACGTATCGTTTGAACAACCTGAATGGACTGCACGCGTCGATGCACTCGGCCCTCTGAACATCCTTGAGGCGATTCGTCAGTCTGGCGATTCTCGTATTCGGTTTTATCAGGCGGGAACTTCAGAAATGTTTGGAAAAGTCCAGGAAACGCCTCAGACTGAAACAACTCCATTTTATCCTCGAAGTCCGTATGGGTGCGCAAAGGTTTACGCATATTGGATCACAAAGAACTACCGCGAGGCCCATGGTATTTTTGCGTGTACCGGTATCTTGTTTAATCACGAATCTGAACGACGCGGCGAAGAGTTTGTGACTCGTAAAATCACAAAAGCGATCGGGGCTCGTAAGTTTCCAATTCGGCTCGGAAATCTCGACGCCTGTCGGGATTGGGGGTACGCACCTGACTATGTCGAATCGATATGGCACATGCTTCAGATGGAAACACCAGATGATTACGTTGTATCAACTGGTGAAACACATACGATTCGAGAGTTTGCCGAAAAAGCGTTTGCGTGTATCGGGCGTCGTATTACATGGGACGAAACAGACGGAAGTGGTCGGGACACCGAGACGGGTGAACTTTTGATCGTTCGTGATCCGGCATTTTATCGTCCGGCCGAAGTTGATGCACTCATAGGAAATTCAACAAAGTTTCGTAAGGCGTCTGGATGGTCACCAAAGGTTCAGTTTGATGAGCTCGTGCGACGCATGGTCGCATGGGACTCAACCATACGAATCTCTTCTTCGAGTGACGTATCATCTATACGTGCATAGGCCGCTTTCAGACCAAGCAGACGTCGAATTTCGTCTCGGTCGAGACCCCAAAAGAATCGACGTTTTTCGCGTATATTGCGGAACGGCATGTTACGATCTTTGAGTGCTTGACACACGGGCCAGGTTGCACCACGAAGTTCAAAGAGTTCGGCTTCGTGTGCATCCAGACGCGGAAGGATGTTTTCGCGAATCAGACGGTGTATGTCTTCCATTTAAACTTTTATTGTTAGTATTGTTTATGAACTTGCGACAAAAGTACATTTTAGTTCGGTACATCATACCACAGATGTTTCAGATACTCGAGTTACTTTGTTATACCGCCTTGGCGCAACAGATAAAGACCAGCCGTGATCGCACCGAGTCCTACGTATTGTTTCCAGTTATTGAAACGTTCACCGAGAATGAAGAATGCGGCCAAAGACTCTATGATACCGGAAATACCGTCCCATGTACCGTTGACCCACAAGATGTTGCCTTGTTTGAGAGCAGCGATGAGGAAGTATATGACACCGGAATATCCGAGGAGACCACCGCCAAAATTCACGAGCTTACCCTCGCGTGCAAAGAATTTAAAGAAAAAGTCTCCGAAAATTTCACACAACGTCGCCAAGGTTATGTTTGCGACACTCATATCGTCTCCTGAGAATTTTTTTGTGTGTACATTCGGGTCGTATATGAAACCGCTACGAGATTGCCTATGAGTTCGACGATCATCATATCGATCTGGGCTAATAAAATGTGCATGTACATGAACCAGTCAAACCACCTGTAAAAACATTCACCGAGTGCAATTTCTTGGGCGTGTTGAAGTGCGTACTCATCTTTGGGTTTATCATTTTGGATTGTTTGGATAAGCCACGGTGATACAATCTCTTGAAGAACGGTTCGAGCAAGGGTACTCACTATGGTATACAAAAGCACGACCGAGTACCTGAATGCCGTATTGATTTTAATGTCCAGAATGACGAGCTTGTCACTCGGACCAAACGAAAAAAAATCGCCACCACTCGTGTTTCCGAGTGCAAGGCTGAGACATGCGAGACAAAACCCTGACCACGCTAAGAGTATTTTGTTCACCTTGTCAACTGCTATCATCTTCTTATCATTCACGATGTCGAATTCTTTTATAAAGAAAATATGTGTTGGACTATATAAATGGGTGATACTGTAACATCTCGTTTTCTCAAAAAGTTTGACGCCTCAAACGAGGCGCACGTCAAATGGCTTCAGAAGATGACCGTACTTGCACCGTCTCTCGGAAATCCACACGCTCAAAACACGGTCGTCAAGGATATCAATAATAACCCTATGAATATTCAGGTGTCGAGCGTCGAGGCGCTCGATTGGCCACACATACACTTTGTGCTTGCGACTGCATATGCGACAGCTGTTCTCACAAGCAAAGCGTTTATACCTCCCAGAGTTGAGTGAGACGTTCGGCGTATACTTCGGCTGGAACATCGAGCGAAATCATTTCGCCCGTGATTCGAAACCCATCATCTGATGGTGTGAGTTTCGTGAGTGTGACCATATCGAGATATGCCTGGACGCAAAAAACTTTGAGAAGTTCAAAGTCCCATGAGCGTACAGTTATAATCTGAAGATCTTCTGAACTTTTCAGAGGACCTGTATCGAGTTTAAAATCCTTCATATCGTTCGAAGGCCATTCCTGTCTCTGGCGCACATGACTCTCGATCATGTGCGCCATAAGCAGAGCATCGTATTCACGCCTGAATACGACCGTCGCCGTTTTCATATTTTTACTCGGCGCGGTCCACGCAAACACATTGTTCGGACTCGCGTGTAAAGTAAAAACGCGCTGAGGTTTTTGTTTTGTTTGGAGACTTAGTGATGGCGGAGGTCGCGTAATGACTACAGACATACCTGTCCAGTGTTCCTAAACTTTATACGCGAGCACTTACGCGACCGGAGTTCTGGAGACGATCTGCGACGCTATCCGTCTCCTGACCCTTGTAGCCTGCGTACGACCATGTCAAGGCAATCCAAAGACCAACGAGACCGGTTGCGACCCATACGGGTGTTGCATCACCTTTCATTTTTATTTGATGGAAACATTTTATTCGGACGAAACGCGTGACCAAAAATCCATGAGTGGCTGAACAAACTTGGGAGGTTCCTCGACCGGAGGTATCTCAGGTTCCGCCGTGGCGGCGGCAGCGGCAGCCTCCTCTTCCTCCTTTTCCAGTTTTTTGAGTTCGTACATGATATCTGCGAGCGTCAAGGTGTCGCAAATTTCATCCACGTCGACGTGTTCATCCTTTTTCGCCTTGGCGAGCATTTCGGCAAACACGCGTTTTGGGCGTGTCATTATATTTAGGATCGAAGATAAAAGCTCGTTTTCTGAGACGCACTGAGTGCTTTTTTGAAATCCGGATTATTGAGTACACACTCACGTATGAGTACCCAAACATCCTTACGCTTCATAATTCCTTCGAGTGTGTCCCATGTCATTTCGGTATTTTCGTCGTGATTCTTTTTGAACGGAACTTGGTTTGTTTCCATTTTTGTTTTTTGGTCATTGAACTGAGTGATAACATGTTCCTGTTCACCATCAGCCATCGGAAGATCGATGACATACACGTGGTAGACGCTTATCGTGTCTGCATCAGCCTCCGTGTCCCCTGGTCCTTTATAGTCGGTCGAAAACCGAAAATATGTATAGGCACCACGTTTGAGATCAATGGTCCCGCGAGTCTCTTCGTGAAGTTCTCGGATAGCACACCGTAAAGGGTTATACACCTCGCGGCGGCGACACCCTCCTGTGACAAATGTCCATTCTTTGTATCGACGATCATGAACGATAAGCATGTGTGGTCGATTTTCAATCATCGTCACTGGCACCGCTATCGCTTTGTGTCTCTCTCGAATCGTATGTGGATCGGCCATGGCGGTCGCCCTCTACTACCATAGGTCTTTCAAAAAAATCAGCCAAAGTACGCGTGGATGGATTATATGTAATCAAAAAAAGGAGACCGAGAATCAAAAGCCATTTCCAAATCTGCATCCTATATTATAGATGTGGTATATTTCAAAGTCACACATTGACGGCGTGGGGCTTTTTGCGGCCGTCAATGTGTTCCCAGGAGATACGCTCGGTGTTGCGATTGACGGACGTACAATCACACCGATGGGTTCAAAAATTAACCATTCATGGAGTCCAAATTGTCGGATCCGTGCCGTAGGTCACCAATGGATTCTTTACGTTGTTCGTCCAGTTCCTCAGGGAACTGAGTTTACGGTGGATTACAGAGACACACCAGATTTTATCAAAAAACCTATGGTACATTGGACTTAAGAGCTGTACAACAAAGCACCCATACCACCCTGGATACGAAGGACGTTATAGTTGACGGCATATACGTATGCCGAAGCAGTGTTCTGAGAATTCAAGGTGAGCGTGCGTACATTGATCGTAGACGGTGTGACGAGGCGGTACGTATCGATACGCGAAAAGTTGAGTGTACCGGTTGGCTGTAACTTGGACGTGTCCAGACAGAATGGTACGATCGCAACGTTCGACACATTACCGTACGGGGCATAGCCATACGGCGTATGGTAATACTGAGCGGCATCGACCCAGTGAGGCAGTGCGCGAGACTCACCAATGTCCACGCCATTCACCTGGGTCTTGAACTGAAGCTGGGACGCGGCACTGGCACTGGACACGTAGGTGGTTGCATAGCTGTTTGCCGAGAACGCCAAAAACTTGACGGGGTGGGCGAATGCCAACTCCATGACTGGAGCGGCCGGTACGAACTGACGCTGAACCTGGGTGATGAGCATGTCGTGCGAATTCTTTGCAAAGTAATCACGCTCAGCCTGGTCCAGATAGATAAAGTTGGACCACAGAATGTACTGGAGACCAGCGTATGTTGTGGACGGCGAAATGAGCGCCGCGCCGCTGGTCGCCGCAGAGCCCAACTGAGAAGACCAGGTAATACGAAGCTCCACATCGTGGTACTGGAGGGCAACCAGTGGTAGGGCTGACTGCCAATCCTTACAGAAGAAAAACTTGAGTGCCTGGAATGAGTTGACGTTCGAGCCCGGGCTAATACCACCACCGTATGGACCAAGCATACGCTGATTGGCATTGATTGCACCAGTCACGGGCTCGATGTTATTCGTGTACTCCATGTCCTGTGTATCAATCACCTGACCACCAATGAGGAGTTCAACCTTGTCGATAATGTTCGACGTCCAGTTCAGGTTAGGTACCAAAGCACCACTTGAATCACGAGCCGACAAGTATACATAGCTCAGGAGATCACCCTTCTTCTCGAACCGAACAGTCGAGATACCACCCGGGGTGGGCTGACCACTAATCAACTGACGCTCGACCGAGTTTGCAAAGTGTGTGTAACGCTTGTACGACGAACGGTAGAATGACACTTCAGGTTTTCCCGTGAGGTACACGTCCTGGGCGCCGATAGCAACAAGCTGTACGATACCACCGCTCATTTATCTCAAGACAACCTTTTTTTCTGAGCTCACTTTGCATAGTCTACGAACGCCGGCTGAGCTAACGGATTATTCGACCGAACATCCTTGGCCAAATTGAAATCAGTCTTGATTGCATTCCCCTTGAATATGTTGAGTTTGTCGTACTGTGGTGGAATGTATCTATAGTTCTTCGAGCCGTCACCTGGACGAAGAGGTAAAGGACCAGCTTCAAGACGGGTTGTTGTCGCAGCACCACCTTGGCCGATGGGATCACCGCGAACATTCATACGACCTGGATTTCCAGCCCGATCGGGGTTTACACGATTTCCAGTCAGACGCGTCTGAGCGTTATTCAACAGAGTACTGTCATAGGCCTGACCAATGTAGTACGCCGGTGCACCATCACCGAGCGTATCGTCGCGGTAGCCAGTCTCCTGACGATTTGTGGTTCGACGAGTCTTTTGGAAATCTGGCCGACCTTCGAGGCCTGTGATTGCACCACCCTGACCCTGGGCGCGACTCTGGACTGGGGCGTGGTACCACGCCTTGCTCGGTTTGGCGTGTTTCGTAATTTCGCCCATGGTGGTTCCACCGTTCTTGACGACGGCATTTGCAGGTCCACCCCAGTTTCCTGGGAGATTGTGTAGACGCTCCTCGTTGATGTTGTTTGGTAAAACGCGGAAAAACTGTTGGAATCCGCCGGCGGCTGGAACGTTCGGATCGAGACCGAGACCGCGACCGACGTTTAGTTTCTCACCCGGATTCAAGTTGTTCATTTTGTTCGAAACGTTTTCGCGATTCGACGTATCGTATAC